AGCGGCGACGGCAGCGGCGACGGCAGCGGCGACAGCGACGGCGACGGCTAATAATCACAAACAGAGCCGCTTTGAAAGACAGGCGGCTTAATCAAGGGCTTGGGCGAGCTACCGCCAACGCGGAGGCACAAACCGACTACACACGGCAAGGCAACGGTACGCAGAAACGGAAAGCCCCGATTCCTTGATTAAGACAACAGCGCAAGGAAACGCAAAATGCTTGATATGAGTAAACACATAAAAAACAAGACGCAATGGGTAAAGGGCGAATTTGACGATAAGGCGAAAGCAGGTTTTCCAGCTTCCCAACTTTACAGAGACACCATCGAAACGATCGGATTTGTCGGCGGGAAGTTGGGAGCGGCAACGGGGAAGGTCATGTTCTATTACTCCCCTGACGGCACGAAATTAAAAATCACGTCATCGCCATCAATCACTTGTGAGGTTATCAAATGAGCAGCATCGGATATGTATCCACTGACTGGGGAATGAGTGGCGAGGACGCAGCCTACACGAGAGCGCAGGCAATCAGCAAGGCGAAGCAATCAGCGTTTACCGCGCTGGAAGACGACATCGAATATCTCGTCATGAAAACAGCGTTTGAGTACCGAGAAGCCCTTAAAGAGTGCCAAGACGAAACCCCGCGCCAGTGGGAGTACAGAATGAGCCTGCGAGATGGAGTAGCGTGGATTAGCGATGAAATGATGGAAGTGATGGAGGAAGCCATAGAGGACGACCATTACTACACACGAATCGAAAATCTCGACTTTTACGCGGACAGATATATCGAGCAGGCGCGGATTATCGCAGCCTGAAAAGAATACCCATGAAGTGGAATAGAGTAGGCAGACCGTAAGTCGTGAGTGGGGACGCCGGCGGTGGTTTTGATTGAAAAGTTTTACACCGCCTCAAACCGCGACAATGCGCGGGCGACGATACCTTTAGTTGCCGCGGCGCAGGTTGAACGAAGAAGCAGCCAAGCCCGCCGAGTTTAGTAAGGAAGATTCGGCGGGCAACCCCCCAAATTAAGACGAGGAAACAATCATGAAATACACAGCAATCATCATCGCTTCGGCGACAGTAGCTTTTTGCGTACAGGCATACGCGAAAGCGCAGGCATATATGGACTACACGACAGCTTCTTCAATCAGTGTGGACGCTATCGACCCATACGAAAACATCCGCGACGCAGTTGCCCGCCATGAAATGCAGGCGGCAGCGAAAGCGGCTAGGGAATATGAGGACGAAATCGAAAGTCTTTATAACCAGTTGCCTGATATCGAGAAAGCAAACGGCGACGCGGAGGTATCGAGATGAGCTACCACCAACCATACACCATGAACGGCAACCGCGCGGCAAAGGTTAAGGGCTTTATGGGTTTGCCGCGCAGCCCAAACGTAGTCATGCGAAAAACTAAAGACGGCTATCAAGTCGGAATCATGCCCGACGGCTACAACAAGGTCACATACCGACCCGACAAGACAAAGCGGGCGCAGTTGGAGGGCGTTAAAGTTTTCAAGACGGAATCTGACGCGCGGGTTTATATGAACAGCCTTTTGGCGGGTGGGTTATGAAGATTCGATGTTCATCCATTGCCGACATTATCGGCAAGCCCAAAACCAAAGGCGAGGCAATCACGGAGACCGCTAAATCAAAACTGATTGAGATGGCGAAGCGTGAACTGTTCGGCTTTGAATCTTTCGACGGCAACGCCTATACCGAAAAGGGCGACCTAATGGAAGAAACCGCCGTCAAATACAGCGGCTTGGTGCGCGGTAAAGAGTACCGGAAAAACATCGAGCGGCGCGTCAATGACTGGCTGACTGGCGAATGTGATGTTTACGATTCAGACGACCGCCTGATTGTCGATACGAAGTGTTCATGGGACATCGGGACGCATCCATTTTTCCGCGATGAAGCCGAAAAGAAAGCAATCAAAGCCGGTTACGACTGGCAAATGCAAGGCTATATGTGGCTGTTTGATTGCGACCGCGCCGATGTTGATTTTTGGCTGTTGCCCACGCCCGAAGAGCTTTTGAAACCGTGGGAAGACCGCGAGAAATACATCGACCTTGTGAAAGCCATCCCGATTGAAAAGCGCATAACGACCGTAACCGTCATGCGCGATGACGAAAAAATCGAACTAATCAAAGAGCGTGTAACAGCCTGCCAAGCCTATTACGAAACGCTTTTGAGTCAATACAGATAAGGATTTTAAAAATGAGTATCGCCCAAAACCAAGCAGTAGCCCTTGCGAAGCAATTCAACATACAAGGCGACCCGCAAGAACTGGTTCAAACGCTTAAAGCAACCGCTTTTAAAGGCAATGCGACAGACGCGCAATTTAATGCCTTGATGATTGTATCAACCCAATACGGCTTAAACCCGTTTACAAAAGAGATTTACGCATTCCCCGATAAACAAAACGGCATTGTCCCCGTGGTTGGCGTGGATGGTTGGTCGCGTATTATCAACAACCACCCGCAATTTGATGGAATGGAGTTCAAATACTCCGAAGAAACTACCACCCCTGCCGGAAGTAACACAAAAGCCCATGAATGGGTAGAGTGTGTCATTTACCGAAAAGACCGCAGTCACCCCATTGTCGCACGCGAATATTTAGATGAAGTGTACCGCCCGCCGTTTAAAGGGAAGTTCGGCGAAGTAAACGGCCCATGGCAGAGCCACACCAAACGAATGCACCGCCACAAAGCCATGATTCAAGCCGCGCGCCTAGCGTTTGGTTTTGGCGGAATCTACGACGAAGACGAAGCACAACGCATTCAAACGCCCGAAACGCCCAAAGAAGTAAAAGCAGACCCTGAACTAGATAGTCTGATTGCTGACGGCGAAGCGGCGGCAAACAAGGGTATCGAAGAATACAAAAAATGGTTTTCCGATATTGGTGCCGCAGGTCGTCTGAAACTGGGCAGCGAGAATCATGAACGGTTTAAGAAAATTGCCGAAAACACTATTACGGCTGACGTAGTAGAGCAAACCAAACCCACACCGACCGAAGAACAGTTTGCGGAATTGGTGGAGGCAGTATCCACCGGCATTAAAGAAGTTGCTGAAGTGCTGGAAGAGTACGCGCTGACCGACGAGCAAAAGGCAGAAATCAACGCACTGTAATGAAAATTTCAGGCGACCTGAAAGGTCGTCTGAATAGGAGATGGAAATGAAAGATTTAAATTTTGGAGACTTGGTTGGTATTTCCACTGGAGCTATTAGTGATGGCTTAATTAAAGCGGTATACCTAAGCGATGTTAAATGCTCAATCGGTCGAATGGTTAACGTTATTACAAGTAACGGTGAAACGCATGAGGTAGATGCGGACGATGTTGTTTTAGTTTCAAGAGCAAGATGGGACGAAGTTTGGCAGGAAAAGGACGACTGAAATGTTTGCCGTTTTCGGGAAGAGCCGTCCCGAAGAAGAAAAACGGCGGCGGCTCGTTTACAACAAAGATGATTCCAAGTGGTACGAAGACCGGCGCAAATGGAAGCGGTTGAGCAACAGCCGCTACCAAATCAGCCCTGAGTATTCGTCGATTGAGACCGCCGAAGAGTTTATCAGGCTGTCGGCGGGGAATCCAGACATCCACATAGTCGGTATCAGGCAGGCGCAGGAAGTAAACGGGCGAACCGTTTGGAAGCCTGTCAAAACAGTTTTAAAAGGAAGCAAAAATGCTGAACAAAGTAATTTTAATCGGGCGGCTGGGCAAAGACCCTGAAGTCCGCTATATGCCAAACGGCGAAGCCGTCTGTAATTTCAGCGTCGCCACGAGCGAAACCTGGAACGACCGCAACGGCCAGCGCGTAGAACGCACCGAGTGGCACAACATCACCATGTATCGCCGCCTTGCTGAAATTGCCGGGCAATACCTGAAGAAAGGCAGCCAAGTGTATTTGGAAGGCAAGATTCAGACCCGCAAATATCAAGGCAAAGACGGCATCGAGCGCACGGCATACGACATTATCGCCAACGAAATGAAGATGCTGGGCGGTGGAAACAATGATGGGCAGCAGGCGCAAGCAGAAACGCCAACGCCGCCACGCCGTCAAGCAACACCTGCCGCGCCCGTTGAAGTCATCGACGATGACGTCCCGTTTTAGGAGTGAGAAATGACGCAACAATTTAAATTCGGCGACCTCGTAATAGACAAGGCTTTCGGGCTTGGTGAGTGTGTTGTTATCAACACTTTTGAAGATTGTGTCCATATCAGAAATGAGCAAGGGGGTTATAACTTGGCTGCCAAAACTGATTCGTTGGAACTTATCCCACACCCTGACACCGTACGGCTTAACTGGCTGCTAAAGAATGATTGTGCTTTAACAGAAAGGCTTTGCGACGAAGATGGCGATATTCTCGAAACCCCAAATGCCGTTATCCAAAAGCAAGAAGACCATTTTGAGGTATTGGCAGCTACAAGCAACGACATCCGTGAAGCCATAGATGTTGCTATGGCACACATCGAAAGCAAACGATAACAACCCCATAGGCAGGCAGGCAGCCGCTCAGTTAATTTAAAGAAAAATTCAAACCAATTTAACAAATTAGCAAAAGGAAAGATGCAATGACAGCACATAAACACGCAAACTTGATGCTGCAATACGCACAGGATGCAATGGAAACAGACAAACCGTGGGAGCGGTGGGAAGTTAGGATAGCGGCTAATGTACAACCAAACGCAGTATTTGAAAGTATGTCTTTCCATCCGCAATGGGATACGAATAACGAATACCGCCGCAAGCCTCAAGTAATCCGCGTTGGACGGCACGAGTTTCCGAAACCGATTACAGCGAAACCTAAAGAAGGAACTATGTATTGGACTATTGAGTCAGGTGGGAAAAATGGTTTTTATGCAGAGCGTTACAGGTGGCGACAAAATGGAGAGGATGAATCGGTTATTAAACAAGGTTTAGCTCATCTAACTGAAGATGCCGCCCAAGCCCACGCCGATGTATTGAACGCCATCTGCAGGGGAGACATAGAATGACACCCGAAAGAATCGAACAAGAGCGCAAGGCGTTTGAGGAGTGGTACGCAAGCACTTATTTACCAACCCCGATGCACGGACGAACATTTAATAAATACCCAAGTGGCGTTTATTGCCTACAACACGCTCAAAACGCATGGCAAGCATGGCAAGCACGTGCCGCACAATCCGAATGGATAAGCGTGGAGGACAAATACCCGGAAGACGGGCAGGAAGTAAATATTCTACTTAATACCGGAGAAGTAAGAATTGCCTTGCACGAACTAGGCACTCCAAGTGGTAGTTGTTTTACGAAGGGGCATTATTTCACGGGGGATATTTATCATATTGATGGCGCAGAATATAACTGCTCCATTTATGGAGATGATGTAACCCACTGGCAACCGCTCCCAGAACCACCTGAAGAGATAGGCAAATGATGGCAGCCAAACGCCCGAGCCGTTGAGAGGACGGCACTTAAAAGCGAGGAAACAAAATGCAAACAGTAGCAACAAGACCGACGGCAAGTCAAATGCTTGCAGCCAAGCGAGCAGCAAAGAAAGAATTAGCCGTTAAAAAATACGCCCGCGAGAATATCGGCAACAAACGCGCCGACCGTAACAAGTTGGCAAATATCGCAACAGCCCATGTGATGAACAAGATGGCAATGCAAAAAGGCGAGCCGCAAAGCCTTGACGCGCAACTGACCGAAAACATCAAAAACCTTATGCACTATGAAGTGCTGGTTTACGGCTATGACAGAATCAGCGTAACCGTGTTTGAAAAACTTATCCGCGCAATGCGTGTCGTCGCCTGCATCTATGCCGACAGTGAATTAAGCAAGACGACCAATGAGGCACAGGCGGCAATCGAGAGTCTGCGCGGTAATGATTCAGACGACCTGTCGCCAAACCAACGGCGCGAAATCCTGAAGCCGGTATTAAAGCTGATTCGGTATTGCGAAGCATACGACGCGGTTGTGCCTGAAAAGACCATCGACAAGGTCGGTTTATATTGCGCGAGCGTGCAAATTGCCCTGTACACCGCCAGTCTGTATGAACGTCCGAAACGCTATATCCAAGCCTTATTCGACATCATCAACGGCAAATCGATACGCACCATCGCAAAAGACATCGGCGAAAAAGAAAACGTGTTGCGCGAAGAAGTCTTAAACGCAGCATGGCATTTCTACCGTATCGCTGAATGTAACAGGGCAATCGAACCGGCAAACACAATTCCCGAACTTCGCCATGACGATTATAAGACGCTTGGCAATTTTGACCGCCTATCAGCTTTCGTGCGTGTTGCAATGACAAGATTCCTGATTCCATTCGAGGAAAACACGGGAATCAGCCTGATTAATTACAACCAATTCCGCAAGGATTTGATTCGAGCAGAAATCATATGAAAGACATAATTGCCGCCGTCCTGATCGCCGCAGTCATTATGGCTATCGAGCTATCAGGAATCCCGAAAGGGGCGGTACAGATAAACGAATATCAGAAAGGACAAAGATGAACGAATGGAAGAAAGTATCTGAAGAATCGCCGCCATTAGATACACCTGTATGGGCGGGATGGTTTGAATATGATTACGGCTTCACAAGTGGGATATTCGTGTTAGCAGATGACGGAGAGGATATTCTTTGGTGTCGATGTGAAAACACAATATCTAATGATGATTTTGGAGAATGGTTATCCGATAAACATTATCCAGTAAGCCATTGGATGCACCTCCCTGAAATACCTGAAGATTAAGGACAGCGGCAATGACAATTTCGCACGAGTTGCGCCAGCTATCAGCGGCGATAAATTATCTAAGCCAAAAGCGCAAAGATATTTTAGACGACCTGAAAGCACACCCTGAAAAACACGGCTGCCCATACAGCATCGGGCAGGAATTTAAAACACAGGACGGCACGGTTTACAAGGTCGAGCAAATCAACGTCATAACCTATCCAAGCGCAGACGGTATATGCGCCTACTACCAAGCGCAGGCGGTAAACCAAAACAAGCCGCATGACCGCAAAGAATACACCGTACAAATAGGAGCTTAAAAAATGAACATTGAAAAAATTATTAATTGGTTCAAGGCAGCCAAACCAAATCCAACCAGTAAAGATGTGATGGTTCAGTTTGGGTGCCATTTTGAAGAGATTAAAGAAATGTGCAACGCCATGAATCTACATTGTGATGATGTGGCTTTACAAGAGTTGCGATTTAAGAGTGATTGCGCCCCATATCTCAAAGGCGTTGAAAGTATGGATGAAAATCAGTCTGTCGAAATTTTAGACGCGTTGTGCGACCAAATCGTAACAGCAATCGGCGTGGGCTATATGATGGGCTTTGATATGGTCGGTGCGCTGCAAGAAGTCAATTTATCAAACTGGAGCAAGTTTGATAAAAACGGCAATCCGATTTTCAACGAGAACGGGAAAATCGTAAAAGGCGAAAATTACTTTAAGCCCGATTTGGCGAAGTTTGTACGGAGTAATGATGCGCCGGCGGCTGAATAACTACCAATCCGACAGGCGGCGGAAATACCGCCTGATGAAAATACGAAAGGCAGGCAGAAAATGAAATTTCTTAAAATAAAAGAAGTCGTCGAGAAAACAGGTTGCGGGAAAACGAAAATTTATGCCATGATTAAGGAGGAAGAATTTCCGCGCCCGTACAAAATTGGATCAGCTTCCCGATGGCGATTAGATGAAGTTGAAAACTGGATTAAAACGCGCCCAGTTTCATAACGGAAAATCAAAAGCGGGTATTAAATCGGGTATGATTCAGGCGGTAATAACAAAGATTCTTTAATTAACAGCAGGTTAGATTTAAAATGCTTTTGTTTATTGATAACTATGACAGTTTCACCTACAACATCGTCCAATATTTCGCCGAACTCGGTCAGGAAGTCGTCGTCCGCCGCAATGACGATATTACGCTTGAAGAAATCGAAGCTTTGAAACCGCAATATCTCGTTATCGGGCCGGGTCCTTGTTCGCCGAAAGAGGCAGGTATTTCCGTCGCCGCCATGCGCCATTTCGCCGGCAAGCTGCCGATTATGGGCGTGTGCCTCGGGCATCAGACGATAGGCGAAGCGTTCGGCGGGGATGTGGTGCGGGCAAAAACGCTGATGCACGGCAAAGTTTCGCCTGTGTTCCACCTAAACAAAGGCATGTTTAAAGATTTGCCCGATCCCGTTACCTGCACGCGTTATCACAGCCTTGTCATCGCCCGCGATACGCTGCCCGACTGTTTGGAAGTAACCGCATGGACGGAAGATCAGGAAATCATGGGCGTGCGGCACAAGGAATACGCCATCGAAGGCGTGCAGTTCCACCCCGAAGCCCTTTTGACCGAACACGGACACGATATGTTGAAAAACTTTTTGGAAGAATTTAAAGACTTTCAAGCGTCCGCCGCTTAAACCAAACGTCGTCTGAAAATTTTCAGACGACGTTTGACGTAAAAATACCCGAAAAAGGATTGAACCATGATTACACCGCAACAAGCCATCGAACGCTTAATCAGCAACAATGAATTGTTTTACGATGAAATGACCGACCTGATGCGCCAGATTATGAGCGGGCAGGTGCCGCCCGAACAAATCGCCGCTATTTTGACCGGATTGCGGATTAAAGTCGAAAACG